ATTGGAAATTGAGACTACTCGTGCTATCGCAGCACAAATTTTGCGTCATAGATCTTTTACTTATCAGGAGTTTTCTCAAAGATATGCTGCTAGTACTGATTTGGGTAAGATTGAATTACCAGAATTGCGTAGACAAGATACTAAGAATCGTCAAAATTCTACGGATGATTTAGATCCTAATCTGGTAGAGACTTTGAATAGACAGATGGAGACATTGTTTAGTTCATCATTATCACTTTATAATCAAATGTTAGAGGATGGTGTTGCTAAGGAATGTGCCAGAATGGTATTACCACTTTGTACTCCTACTAGAATCTATATGACTGGTTCTTGTCGTTCATGGATACATTATATTAATCTTCGTTCTGCTCATGGAACACAAAAAGAGCATATGGAAATTGCAGAAGCATGTAGGAATGTTTTCAAGGAACAATTTCCTGCTGTCTCAGAAGCTCTTGAATGGGTTAATTAAATGAGTAGCACTGTTATCCTTGATGATGTAATCGATAGGGATTCCTTAAAGTCCTTACAAAGTTATATTATAAAAGAACTCCAAATACATAATCAAAATTATAATGCAAAATGGTATTCTTTGAAGGAAGATCATTTATTTAAAGATATTTGTACTTCTTTCTTACAATTAGTAAATTCTTACTTTGATTTATCTTCATGTATTGGATATGAATTTTGGACACATAATAATACAAGACCTACTACACGACATCTAGATAAAGATGAACACCTATTGGAAGAAAAAGGAATTTATAGTTTTCCTCTTTGTTCAATAATTTATTATATCTTTGTTGATGTAAATTTAGTAGGTGGTAAATTGGACATTGAAGATGATATTCTAATAACTCCTAAAACTAATAGAATGATTATTTTTCCTCCAAGAAAACATCATTATGTCCAACCATTTCAAGGACAACGAGTTTCTCTTTTAATTAATCCTTGGAATAAAACTCTAAATAATTCTACATAATTTTATAATCATGGCTACATACCCTATTGTTAACAAGAAAACTGGTGAATCAAAGGAAGTTTCAATGAGTGTCCATGATTGGGACCAGTGGAAAAAGGATAACCCTGAGTGGACACGAGATTATTCAGATCCATCAACATGTCCAATGGCTACAGAAGTTGGCGATTGGAGAAATAAATTGATTAAGTCTAAACCTGGATGGAATGAAGTTTTAGCAAAAGCTTCATCAGCACCTGGTGCACGTAATTTGAAAATCTAATGGCAAGACGAAAAAGAACTAATAGTGAACAACCTATTGGTGTGGGATTAACTGCTAAACAGATGAAGAGGAAAAAACCTCTTAATTTGGATTATTTGGTAGATATAGAACCTCTTAATGATAATCAAAAACAATTGTTTGAATCCTATAAAGGTGGTAAACATATAGTTGCTTATGGATGTGCAGGTACAGGAAAGACCTTTATTACATTGTATAATGCAATATTGGATGTTTTGGGTGATACTAGTCCTTATGAACGAATTTACTTAGTTCGTTCTTTAGTATCTACCAGAGAGATTGGGTTTCTTCCTGGGGATCATGAAGATAAGGCAGATATTTACCAAATTCCTTATAAGAATATGGTGAAGTATATGTTTCAAATGCCCAGTGATGCCGACTTTGAGATGTTATATGGTAATTTGAAGGCACAAGATACTATTAAGTTCTGGAGTACTTCATTCCTTCGTGGAACGACTTTGGACAATGCTATTGTTATTGTCGATGAGTTTCAGAATCTCAATTTTCATGAGTTAGATAGTATTATTACCAGAATTGGTGAAAATAGTAGAATTGTATTTTGTGGGGATGCCAGTCAGTCAGATCTTACGAAAACTAATGATCGTAATGGTATCATGGATTTTATGAACATCTTGCATAAAATGCCATCTTTTGATATAATAGAATTTGGGATTGATGATATAGTTCGTTCTGGACTTGTTAAAGAATATCTTACTGCTAAACTTGAAATTGGATTGTAATGTTTAATCATGTTGATGTGAATCTTGAATCTCTGAAAAGAGAGACGATAGATGGTGTTCGCTATTATTCTATTCCTGATGTAGATCGATTAGTTAAATTAGTTTCTATTACTTCTGTAACCAGTCATTTTAATAGAGAAATCTTTATTAATTGGCGAAAAAAAGTAGGTAATGAGGTAGCAGATAAAATCACCAAAGCGGCTACAACCCGTGGAACTGATATGCATACTCTTACAGAGTATTATTTAAAAAATGATGATTTACCTACGGTTCCACCTATTTCTGAGTTCCTTTTTAAAATAGCAAAAAGTGAACTTAATAAAATAGATAATATCTATGCTTTGGAAGGTCCCCTATATAGTAAACAATTAGGTATAGCTGGGACAGTTGATTGTATCGCAGAATACGATGGTGAATTAGCAATAATTGACTTTAAGACTTCCAAAAAACCAAAACCACGAGAGTGGATTGAACATTATTTTGTTCAGGCAATGGCATATGGTTGTATGCTATATGAGATGAAAAATATCTCTATCAAAAAACTTGTAATTATCATGGCTTGTGAAAATGGAGAATGTGTCGTCTATGAAGAAAGTGACAAAGCAAAGTACATTAAACTCCTCGGAGAATATATTAGAAAATTTGTTGGAGATAAATTGGAACTTTATGGAAACTAATACAGAATTAGAAAAAGCGATAGAGAGTAAATTTTTAACTCCTTCTAAATTTGCTATGGAGATTGAAGGAATTGTCTCCAAAGAGGGAATGAATTATATTGATGCTATGTGCTATTATTGTGAGGTTAATAGTTTGGAAATAGAGTCGGTAACAAAATTGGTTTCTAAACCCTTAAAAGAAAAATTAAAATATGATGCTCAGGAACTTAACTTTATGAAAAAAACTTCGAGGGCGAAATTGCCATTATAATGGAACAACTAGAAGCAGTAGCTTATACGGAACCTTTTCCTCATTTGATTATAGAGAATTTTTATAACCAAGAAGAACTTGAATTGATTTGGGAAGAACTTAAGTTTTATACCAAACCAGGAAAACTTTTAGAGGCAAAGGATTTTGGTGGAATTGTGGGATATACTAATTCCCATGCTATATGTTTGGATGAACTTTATGCTAAAAAATTTAGAAATGTATCTGATATTCTAACTGTCAATAGAAAGATTTTTGATTCTGCAGTACTTGATTCATTTGCGAAAATTCATGATTGTTGTAGAATTGCTCCCGATTCTAATTGGGATATAACTAAGGTGAGATATTATCATAATGATGAATATTATGATCAACATTGTGATAGACCATATCAATTCTTAGCACTTTCTTATTTTTATAAAGAACCTAAGAAGTTTAGTGGTGGAGAATTATTTAATGATAGATATAATATTGAATTTCCATGTATTAATAATTCAATAATAATTCTTCCTGGTTGGGTTGAACATGGAGTACGAAAAGTAAATATAGAAGAGTCTGATTATTATGATGGATGGGGTAGATATTGTATTTCTAGTTTTTTTGGATGTAAAGAATTAAACGAGAAGAATTATGAAATAGAATCTGATAAGGCTCTTAAAAAAGAATGAAAGTGACTCCATTTGAAACCTATCAATCATACCTTTCTATGAAAAGTCATTTTACTAATCCTAAGTATGACTTTTTTAAATATGGAGGTAAATCTCGTGCTACAATGTCTTCGTTTAACAAGCGAAAGGATAAATATTTTTTCGAACGAACTTCTAGAAAATATTCTGATGAACAAGTGCTAAACTTTCTTTTAGCAAATTTTGTAAATGCTAACAACCCACAAAACTTATGGATCGGAGAGATAATCAACAGTGGCGAAAGAACCTACGCAGAGTGGATGAAACGCAAACAGAGTATGACTTATATTTTCAAGGAGCAATCGGAGAACTTACTCTCAGAGATAGACTTAGAAGAGCTGTTCAATTGCTCGAAGGGACACCCATTAGTTCTAAAAAGATATCTGGGTGGGGAACTAAACTTAGAGACCTTAGCAATTCTGGAAAAGATTTTTTCTTTCGCCAAAGATTTTGATCAGAAGTTAAAAGATCCGGTATGGGAAACCGTAAGTTTGAAGTTGAAAAAGTATATACCTTTCATAAATATTAATGTGTTTCAATATAAAAAAATTCTGAGGAAATTAATCAATGAGTGAGTTTTTTGAATCTGAAATCGTTCAAGATGAATTGAACGAAATTAATAAAATGCAAGAAGAAGTTTATGGTAATATGATGTCTTTTAATGACTTAGATCTTGATGAAAAAATTGAACATATTGAACATTTGTCTGAGTTATTAGATAAGCAGAAGGTTATGTACACGAGACTTGCTCTCTCAGATGACCCTCAAGCTGTTGAGATGAAAGAAAAATTACGCCAATCAGTTACTATGTTGGGTTTCCCAGAAGGTACTGATATGAGTGTATTGTTTGATAGTATGCGTCAAACTATTGAGTCTTTGAAACAAAATGTTGACCGATAACTCTTTTTTTGCTATAATATCCAAGTAAATCCAATTAATCTTATTAATCCGAGGTATCCAAAAATGTCGTTTGCTAATCTTAAAAAGCAATCAAAATTAGGTTCTTTAACCGCAAAACTGGTTAAAGAAGTTGAAAAAATGAATAATAACGGTTCATCAGGTGATGACCGTCTTTGGAAGTTAGACGTAGACAAATCCGGCAATGGTTATGCCGTTATTCGTTTTCTTCCTGCTCCCGATGGTGAGGATCTACCATTTGTAAAACTATACTCCCATGCCTTTCAAGGTCCTGGTGGTTGGTACATAGAGAATTCTTTGACTACTCTTGGTCAGAAGGATCCTGTTTCTGAGTACAATACTACTCTATGGAATAATGGTACCGATGCAGGTAAAGAAACCGCACGTAGACAGAAGCGTAAACTGACTTATGTTGCTAATGTTTATGTTGTTAAGGATCCTGCTAATCCTGAGAATGAAGGCGAAGTAAAACTGTATAAGTTTGGTAAGAAAATCTTTGATAAGTTGACTGCTGCTATGCAGCCTGAGTTTGAGGATGAGGAAGCAATCGATCCATTCGATTTCTGGCAAGGTGCTAACTTCAAGTTGAAGGCAAAGAACGTTGCTGGTTATAGGAACTATGATAGTTCTGAGTTTGCTGGTACGAGTCCTGTCTTAGATGATGACGATGCACTAGAAGCACTCTGGAAGAAAGAAAGTTCTCTTCAAGAGTTTGTTGCTGCCGATCAGTTCAAGTCTTATGAAGATTTGAAGAAGCGTCTTGAGTATGTTCTTGGCAATAAATCACGTCCTGTGGTTGTTGATGAAGAACTAGAAGATGAAAGTGAAGGTCGTGGTTCAGTAGAACAACTTGTTACTGCTTCCGCCACAGTAAAATCTGCTGATATAGAAGAGGATGATACTTTATCTTATTTCTCGAAACTCGCAGAAGAATGATACAAGAAAGGGGTCTTAATGACCCCTTTTTTTATGTTGGCATTGAAACCCTAGTATTTTCTGTCTTAATTAAATCTGGTGTAAGACGTTGTGAAGAAGGAGCATAAGTCATAATGGATCTCATATCATTTAAGAATTGCTGAAGATATTGTCTTTTAAGAATGTATATTGATCTTTTTTTATTATTTTTTATTGTTTCATATTCCCAATTACTGATACCAATAACAGGATTTAAAGTTGCTGTATCATCATTGGAGATATCAGGTTTTGGTATTGTAAAATCTTCATCTACAATTTTACCTGCCGGAAGAATAAGTCTATCTTCAGAATCTTTAACTTCGGTTGTTTGATAATAACGCACAGAATTTAAATCATCTCCATGAACACTCAATGCGTATTCATACAGATCGTTGTTTGCTAGAGGCCATTCATTGGTGACATTTAAAATACCTGCGGTTATTAAAACAACCCAATCCAAGTCAGAACTACCAAAATAATCCTCAGCTACTGTATCAGGTCTGGCACCTTCTACTAG